ACTTCTTTAACTGCTACTTCCATTTCAGCTGCAGCAATTGGATACGCTACTGAAGCTGCTGTTGCATTATAAATCTTTCTTGAACGATTCCATTGTTTATCTAACGAAATAGTAATTAAACTATCTTGGTTAATAACATGTGAGAAATCTGCACCTGGTGCTGTTGGACTAATTACATCAATACTAGGTTTGTGAACTATGATTTGTCCTGCGCTACCTAATTGATATTTATCAGTAAAACTAATACCCGGTTGAAATGCGTTCCCCGCAAATAAGTTAGGTTCTACCAATGGAGAATATTTGTCATCTACATTATGACCTGTTGAAGCTGGATAAATTAAAGCCATGATTGTTACCTCCTATTTTTTATAATATGGATTGTTAGCGTAATGCCTTTCCATATACTTTTCTTGTTCCGTCTTGCCATCAAAAGCACCATCATTATCATGTACTCCTATTTTAATTGCTTTCTTTGATTTGAAAATAGGGTATTTAGCAATTACTTCAGCAAGTTTAGCGGGATCATTACCAGCTAATTTCATAACATCTTCCAAGTTTTCTTGAGCGATATTTAATTTACTTGCTTCTAGCATTGTTTGATATTCTAGTTCTTTCTTTTGCCAATCGGTTTTTGCTTGTTCGTATGAGCTTAACTGTTCCTGCAATTTTTCTTGCTCGGTTTTTTGGCTTTCTTGCCACTTAGTAAACTCATCAAACTTGTTCTTAATTTCAGTAGGCTCAAATGCGTTAATACCTAATTCTTTTGATAATTCACGCAATGCCTCTTTCTTACTTAATGCCTTTGCTTCCGCAGTCTCTTTTATTTTAGCTTCTTCCGCTGCTTTATCAGCTGCTAACTTTTCATTTGCTGCTATTTGTTCCGCTGTTAATTCCATTGTTTCCTCCTTTTAAAGTCTGTATGACTTTATTTATCCTAGAATAGGTCTAGTGCCTTATAACGCAACTCTCGCTGCGATTATTCCTTTTGCTAATAATTGTTCTTTTCCCATTAACGCTAATAACAATCCTATGTTATCGCTTGGTAACATTGTTGATAATAACCCTGTTAATAATGGAACTTGTTTACTACGATATTTCTTATTAAATTGTGTCTTTAATTGTTCATCAGTTAAATCTAAATCTCCACTTAATGGCATTGAGCCTACTTTACTATATGCTGCGTTAGTTCTTCGTAAGTTAGCCCACACCCATTTACCTTTGCTGGGGCTTAATGCTAAATCATTAAATCGTTTCCCTTTATTTGGATATTTATATACACTACCATTATGAAAACGGATGTATAAATCTTTATCTTTACGCTGCCCTGCTGATACATTACTACTATAAAATGGTGTGTATCCTTTATTGCGCAATGTCTTTTGGTCACTTACAGGCGTTTTGATACGCTCATATTTATATGTTTTTTGTGGCATTATTCAATCTCTATGATTTCTACTTTGTCTTCTTTTAATGATTCTTCATCAACTAAATTAACATCTTGCAACGCACTAGCCTCAGGTGTTGATATTGTTTCAATACCTTTCTCAAGTTTAATACGTGCTGCGATTGCTAATTGTTCTTTTAATGTCTTATCTTTATGCACATATTGAACACCTGTTAATGTATCCCAAGTAACGCCAATTCCTTCACTTACTTCATTAGTTCTATCACGCATTGATTTAATAATGTAATCTTCAAATGTTACGATTAAATCAAACTCAGGCACTTTACCTATTGCATATTCGTTGCTATCAATTTCTTTCATATCTTTAGTCATATAATGGAACTCTAATGCTACCTTAATTATGTCTTCTAAAAATGCTTTCCATAATTCTATTTTCTTGTTACGAGTTCTTATTGATACTTTTTCACGTTCTTGTTGTGATTCAGCACTAGAATCTATTGCTTCCATTCCTGTTATGCCAACTGTTAATGGGCTTAATCCTGAGTTATTTAAGGCTTGTGTTACTAACATTTTATATGATTCTAAATGTTTCTCAATTCTTAAGTCTCCCTGCATATATAGAATCTTACTTTTTTCCACATTTTCCATTGGGGAGTCTTCATACAAGATATGGTTACGTTTAAACTCATCAGGCTTCATTGCTTCACCTAAACTGTTTTTAGGAACGAACTCTTTAGGGAAATATCTTACTAACTTGCCATCTCTAAACTCTTGTAACATTGTTGAGATAACTTCATCTATTCCATCAAATGCTCCATATGATCCCGCATAATCGCTTTCTCCAAGTATGCTATATCTAAACTCACTATTAGGTAATTTATTAGGTTTATATAAACTAAGGCGTTTGTAATATCCGTTGAAATCTAATCTATTTAACTCTTTAGTTTGTTCTAAACTTTTCAATGATACTTCTTTCCATTCGCCTAATACACTTTCTTGTCCATTGCGGGTATTAACTAACTTATCTAATTTATAATCAATGTAAGCACCTTTTTTGCCTACACCATACATTTCAGTTAATCGGTATCTATCTTCTCCTTTTTCATAATACTTGTAGAAGATGTCTTCAACAATACGACCACTGATAACAACGTTAGTATAGTTTTCAGGTTGCCAACTCTCAATGATAGGGTATCTACTTATTGATGGATTACGAGTTATCTTCCATGATACTCCACCGCTAAATGATTCAGTCTCTATTCCTTTACCCATTAAATTGCTAATCTTATTTTCTTTCAACATCTCATCTAATTCGGCTTGGATTTCTTCTTCTTTTTGTCCTTCAACATTAAATGAGAAACCATTACCAATTATTAAGTCTACCATTTTCTCACTAATCAGTTGAGGGAATCCACTATGCACTTTGCGATAATTGCTATTAGCACTACCCCAAAAGTAGTTCATTGATTCACTTAGTTGTCCATGTCTATAAAACTTTGGAGCTTCTACACGATAGAAATATGATAAGTCTTGTTCATCTCCACTATACCAAATGCTATTTTCTAACATTCTTCTAGTCATTTGTGTATCGTTATATGGACTTTTCATAGTTACTAATAATGGATTATATTTCATTTCGCTTCCAACTCCTTTGTTATAAAGTAATATCCTTTTATCTATCATTTTGCCTACCCAAAAAGCAGGGTTTATTACATTCCTTATTCTCATCTAATCACTCCAAACAGCGTTTATAATCTAGCTTTTGTTTTTGTGTATACTGCAAATGTAAAAAATAATGCAATGATTATATATCCAAATAATATAATGTTATTTAATACCAACGGTTCTTTAATTAACAAAAAGAATAGTCCTGCTGTTATTGTCATTGCTGTGAAGAATAAACAAAATGTTTTACTTGTATCCATAAGTGTTCCTCCCGTGAGCGTATAGCATTTTATCGCTTGCCTACGCCATCTATTTTTTTGGTATTTCTCATCATATATACTGTGTATGGTGCTTGCCCGTACTCAGTTGAATCCACCATATCTTTATAAACATGGTCGCTGAAGTCTCTTATGTCAGTTTTACTTTTCTTGCTATAAACAGCCTTGCTAAACGCTATATAGATGTCTTCACTCTTCTCAGTAAATAATAACTTAGCTTGATCTAGTTGTGTTATACCCCAATCTACCCTATCTTTGATAAGATATTTCTTAGCATTATAACAACGTAATCCTAGATGTAGTTTCATACGGCTATCTAATGTTAATCTCATTATCTTTGCTGCGCTATCTATAAACGCGCCTTTCATTAGCATAGACATTTTCTCATAATATGGCATAAACCATTTACTAAACTCTTCCCATATCTTATCATGATTAGCATTGTTTATCTTCATATAATCTAATACGATATGCTCTTTATACTCGTATGTAAACGCATTTAACGTGAACACTGTGTGGTCTGTTCCCCCAACATCTACTCCTATTGTTATAAGCATTATTGGATATTTAGTATCCTTAGCAAATATACTAGCATATCTAATTATGTTTTTCTCTCTTGTCATATAATCTGCATATATAACACCTTCTCTAATACCACGAATACCTAATATCTTAGTCATCCATTGGTAACTGCCTTTAGGTGTATTGTCATATAATGCTTGTTTCTGTTCATGTGTCATTGTTGGATTATCTTCAAATGTAAAGAAGTAATATCTATACTTAGGATTAGGCTCACTTCTATTTAGTTCTTCCCATGTTTCCTTTGGTACTTGTTTTTCATACTTTGGTAAGGGTCTCCCTTTATTCATATAATCACGATATACAGGGATGTCAGGGTCTCCACCATTACAAGTAGCTAATAAGAATCCACTGTTTCTAAATACACGAATAAATAACTCACTTATGAAGTCATTATCTGCTATGTTGATTTCTTCTACATTAAACCCATATATAGTTAATCCTAGTATATCACTCCTGCGTTTCTTGTTATCATATCCTGTTAAATATATTGTCTTATCGCCTTTAGGAGATTTAACTACTATTCTTGCTCCACCTTCTCCTGAGGCTTTATATGAGCATATAGGTCTAAAGATGTTATAGAATGAATCTTCATTTTGTATAAACATCTTTTCTAATATTGGTAAACTCTTACCTGCTAATACAAATTGTGTATGGTTCTTCGGTGTTGCTAATATATTCATAATAAACTTAATTCCCATAATGAATGATTTGCTTGAGTTTGTTACTCCTTCTGCAAATATTACTTGTGCATTGTCTTTCAATAAGTCTTTATGTTTTTCTAATAATATAACTTGATCTAGTGTCATTTGTTTATCGCATTAGCAAACTTATTCAATGCTTTAGTAAACTCATTATCTTGTTCATTCTTTTGTTCTATCTTATCACTTTGATGTAAGTATTGTTTACCTAACCACACTAACATTGTAGTATTGCCTTTTTTTGCTGCATCCCATTGTAATCTTCTTAATGATTTTCTTCCATTGTCTATACCA